CAGTATTAGACCACCAACACAACAAAATAAGGTTAGACGGAACATCAAGCAACTTAGAACCACCCATGCCACGATTCTTACGATGCTGCACAGTCAAAGCATCATCAGACCCACAATGCCAACAAGTATCAGCATCACGTTCACGCAACAACTTCACAATTTTCTTATTCATCGTTCACCCAACCCAGCCGTCTTATACGTCAGCTCAACCATACGAGCCTGTGTCTGAATATTAGTCTGAGCATCCTGCAAAACACGCAACTTCGCTTTCACACGACTCAACTTAGCAACCGAAATATCCAAAGCCAACTTATCAGCCTCAGTAGCCAAACAAGCCAACGCCTCACGGTCTACAACAGTGCCCTTAGCCTCCAACAACGCACGAGACCTCGCAGTATCATACTTTAGGCGCAACTCTGCCACTTCTTCTTCCGCAGCAAACAACGCATCAACACCCTTAGACGACTCCTGACGAATCGCCACCAAATCCTGAATAATCGAATCAGGTGTCTGAAACTGCATCAGCCAACTCCTGAATCTTCATCAAAACTTCTGCATCAGCGTTCAAAGAACGAGCCTTTGTCCACAAGAACCTGAACTCTTCCTTAGTTTTGCATTTAGCAGCTTCCGCTAACCAATCCACTTGTGCCTCGCCTGCCGACTTGTCAGCCCGCTGAACTTTCTCCATCTCTTCACGAGACGGCGACTTAGCCCCAGTGTAACCAAGAGCCTGTAAGCCACGGCCACGAGCGGAACTTTCCGCATTTTCAAGAGCACTCGTCTGGTTTGCCATACCAGTTCCGTCCACCTCAAACGCATAGCCCGTAGCGGACGGCGTAGTTTCATGCAAATAACGGTAAATCGAAGCTTTGACCACCCAACGAGTTTTACCAATGTCGCCATCCATAGCAACAATCTCTGTCGTAATTCTTCCATCTTCATAATCCTTCATAAATCGTTTGATACGAGAATCAACAGTCTCATACGCATTTAAATCGAACTTAGCCATTTTACTTACTCACCTTCACTAGATACGGTGCTGCACCGTTACGGCCAGCCTGACGTTTTACAACAACTTCACCATTTACCAAACCACGTTTAGCTTTACCCATGTTATCTAAAATCATGGACTTGATACGATTCACAGTGTCATCGGTCAAAGCTTGCGCTTCCAAAGCGTGAACATAAGCAGAACCCAACTCAGCCAACTCATAATCAGTATCGTCAATGTCAGGGTGCAAAGCACGAACAGTGTCATAAGTAGAGGTAGAACCATCCCAGTCAGGTTGCGCATCGTCCTGAACCAAATTCCAAAAGTGTTCCGCCAACTCGAAATCGGCTATCTGCTGAAACTTGTCTGCTGGAACATCAAACTCACGATACTTGTTGCCACTAAACAAAGCCACAACAACGGCACGGTCAAAGCCCATGATACGCAAATACCACTGAACCTGAGTCAAATAGTAACGAGGAACATCCTGAGCTGTGCCACGCACACCCTCAGCAGGTAAGTTCCAGTCATCCGCATAAGCAGCAGTCTTGACCTCAACAACACCAAAATCCCCATTTTCATCAATAAACACAGCATCAGGGTTAGCGATTTCCCAAATGTTTTTACCATGCCAAGTGCCAGGGTTTACCTCAACACTAAGATTCGGGTTACGGGCTGCAAACTCGTCCAAAATGACAGACTCCAAACGAGACCCCCAAAACATCGGTTCGCTCTGCTTTAACTCGCCACTAATACGAGCAGTCTTCTTAGCCCACAAAGTATAAGCAGACTCCCAACGATTCAACCCACAAATAGTTGAAATCTCAGACCCACCAATACCCATAGCACGTTGCTGATGCCACTCAGGGCTACCAGACTCAAACACACCCAAACAGGTAGCTTTACTAACAATTTCCATTTTTTACTCCGATTTGCTTTTCCGTTACCGCAGTTGGTAACGTCATAACTATACACAAATGGTCAGACAATTTACAAAAGTAAATGTAACAGAAAGATAACGATGAACCGAGTTGAAAAAGCCCGCCTTAAGCTGAACCAGATGTTAGACACCCACGAAGCCGACATTCCGTGCTTCTACCAAGACCCCAACCTGTTCGACCCAGAAATGTATGACGACTACCGAACCCGTATGCGAACCATAGAACTCGCCAAAAGTTATTGTGCTGTCTGCCCAGCAATTAAAGAATGTTTAGACTACGGCCTAAAATCAAACGCAACAGCGATGATGTGGGGCGGCCGAACAATCACCGAAATCAACAACATCAGACGCAACAGGTAAAGAAAAACGCAGACATGAATTAACAGAGGTCTGCGTGTTCTTCAACCAAGAGTCTACTTCTTTTGAGTGTCCTCTTGAAACTTCTGAACGGCATCCTGAGTAGCTCTTGCAACATCTTTACGAGAAACCCTACCAGTCACCGCAATAGCGTAACCAATAGCTCCCACAATACCCAACATTAGGGTAGACCAAGCAATCAAAATACCTGTAAACGGGTCACCAGTAATAAGCGCACCCGAACCAGCTGCACCACCAACAATAAACAGGAATACCCCAAAGCCACGCCAAATAAGGTCACCCACAATATAGAAAACCAGTTTGATACGTTCTTTCATTATTTTCCTACAATCTTTGACCAAGCGTCACTATCAATAATACCAGTGATAGGAAGACCAATTTTTTTCTGCCAAACCTTTACAGCAGCTTCAGTCTTAGGGCCAAAAACACCATCAGCAACAGCCCCCACAGCCTTCTGAACAGTCTTAACCCCAGCACCCTTAGAACCAACCCTGATTGCTTTGAAAGAGGCTACAACAGGCTTAGACGGAGTTTCAGGGGCAACACTGTGAGCAGGCATAACCTCAACAGGAGCATCCTCAGCAGTAGCCAAAGGTGCAGCCGCCTCAGCAGCCTCAAACGCAATAACAGAAGCCGTAAACTTCATCGGGTCATAAAAACCTTTACCCGTAGCAAAACCAGCCAAAGGTTGCGACTTCAAATGACCAGCCCAAATCTCCCAATGCAAATGCTTACCAGTAGCAAACCCAGTAGCACCCATCTTGCCAACAATCGTGCCAGCCTCAATACGCTGACCCACTTTAACCTTAATAGACCCAGCAACCATGTGAAAATACGTCCAAGTAACTTTCTTACCCATCACAACAGACTGCACAATAACCTTGTTACCAGCACCATTAGGGTCTACCGAATTTGAAACACCAACAACCTTGCCATGAAAACAAGCTTCCAAATAGGTCGGTTCGCCACCCTTCCAAATGTCCACACCATTATGGTGCTTTTTGGTCTTTTTTATAGGGTGAATACGCCAACCAAATTTTGAGGTAATCTTCCAAGACTTACCAGGTTTACCATCCAAAGGATACTGAGACTTAGACATAACTAACCTTTCAAAATAGAGTAAACAGCAGTAATAAAACCAACAATCCCAGCAGTCATAGCAGTCCACAACAAACGAGGAATCCAAGCACGTTCAGCCGAAACAATCTCCAACGCTGTAACACGAGCAGGCAAATCAGACATAGACTTCAACTCCGAAGCCAACTGGATTAGTAACTTATTAGTTTCCTGCTGTTCCCGATACAAATCATTGATAGTGACTTTGACGTGCGGGGTTGGTTCACTACTCTGAGACATTCGATTCCTCAACATCAGCGATTTCAACAACCTGGTGGGTAGACGGCTCAGTATCAACAAGCAACAAATACTCGTCAGCAGAAAACTTATGGCTACTCTCAAAAATGACTGAATCAGATACCAGATTTTTTACAATAAACATTATGGGCCTACAAATTCAATAATAAAGAAACTATCAGTAGTGACTGTGTTAGATACACCACTGTTCTGATAACCCTGCAAGGTGATAGTATCCCCAGCAGTCATTTTGTAACCAGAAATAGTGTTATAAACCGTTTGAGAGTGAGCTGCAGACTGTGGTGCAGGTAAAGTATGACGCAAAGCTGGGCCAGCAGAAAAAGTTACAACACTTCCACGACCACCAGTAGTGTTGTTAGCCGCATGAATCAAAACAAAAGTGATGTTGTATCTACCCGACAAAGGAACAGTAATAACACCACTAGCCTGTGTAAAAGACCCACGGTTCTCAGCAACAGTCCAACCAGTAACAGTAGTAGTCGAACCAGTAGTAATTGTAAACGCTGAACCCAAAGCAAGACTCAATCTCGGCATTTGCCCAGCAATAATGTTCCAACTACCAGTAGTGCCACTTAGGTTCATCTGATACTGATTTACGTCATTTAGATAAGTGACCATACCCTCAGTCGGAGAAGGAATAGCCGAACCTCTAGCTGCATCAGAAGCAAAAGTCATAACCGACTGATTCATCAGAAAGTTATTGACATCAGCCGCATACAGCAACTCACCTGATACAAACGTTTTTTTCGCCATAATTACACCAACCTATTAGTATTCAAAAACCCTACAAGAGGGCTGTCTAAAACAAGACCATAGTTATCCATAGAAGATACTCTTAATTCAATCATATGTTCTTCCAGAGTAACGTTGTGAGAGATGCCAATAACTTGATAATTTTTAATCAAAGTATTACCCGAATTGCCTGGAATAAACTGCAAAACAATGAACGACAACAAATCCATATTCAAAAGCGTATTTTGATTAGCTGCAGAAAGGTTATGTAGCGGAATCATAATTGACTCGGCGCGGTAGTTGGGTATCCGATACAGCGACAACAAGAATTGTGCCAAGCTATCGTTATCTTCTTGTTTATCCAAAATAGCGTCAGTAATAGCCAACTCTTTTAAACCATATTTAGATTGAGAGTCAGTGTCATCAACGATTGACTCAAATGGGCCAATAACAGTTACTTTGTTATACAGTTTTTCGGACGCATAAGCCATAGCCACATCAGAAAACTGAATACCAGAAAAGTTAGCATCAGACACATAAGTATAAGTAGTAAAATCTACAAGCTGGCTAACAGTTGTTTGCCACACACTTGTAGAGTTATCTGTCGTCCCCTCAAAACCGATACTGTAAGTCTGATTAGCGGGAGCAGTAAAACTAGATGCTCCATCAAAATACTTATTCATCAAAATATTTTGTTCAATCAAAACAGCGTCAATATAAAAAGCATTAGCCGTAGTCAAAGGAAACTGGTCTACCGATAAATAAATACCATTGGTGGTAAACCCACTATTAAATACACCTAAGTTGATGCGTTTTTCTTCATTAGCACTTAAAGTTATTGTTGTTTGGGTAAATGTGTCCTGATTTGGGGTTACACCATTCATCATCCCAGCACTTACATTAAGTGTTTTTGTAGCTGCAGTGCCATTCTTTACAAAAAAACTAATGTTATAGGAAGTGTCAATCAAATACTTTGCTGCATCAGTTTCAAAGTATGTCACGCTAGGGCTAAAGTTTGACGAAGCATAAGACCAGGTTCTATCCTCGCTCCAAGTATTTGAACGAACACCACCAGACCAACCACCCGAAATAGCCACTTCAAAACTAGAGTTTTTACACAGGTTTTTTCTAGATGTAGGCAAACCACTAGCATTAGTAAAAGTGCTGTCTTTAAAAGCAACTACACCATCACGCCGAGCATAAAACAGGCCACCATCATTAGTGGCAACCTTCTGCATATAATCTAAAAGGTTATCCCCATCAAGCACAGAGTCATCAGTCAAAGTTCTTGTTCCTGCATTGATACAAGAGGGCTGATTGTAATAAACGTTAGTGCCATACAAAATGTTTTTTATGCGAGTACCAGAAAGCTCAGGAGCAAACGTGTCAGCTACCAAAACGTTTTTAGCTAACGAAGCCAAATTGTCATTAGCCTGAATGGTGGCAATAGCGTTAAAGCCTTTTTCCGAATAACCATAAGACCAGTTATCAATAACGCCAACGAACTCTGTATAGCCTGAAGTAACAATTTTTAGGTTTCCGTAAGGTTCAATAAGTCCATAAAAAGGAGATGGCTGATATTGAGGTTCAAAAGCTCTGGAACGGTTATCGAGCACAACATTGGCCGCGCCAGTTGAATATGAATCTAGCTCAGTAGACTTCCCCCTAACAATATCAAAACTTATTACATAACTTGTAATGTCTTGCCAAGCAGGGTCGCCATTAACATCCAACCCATAAGAAAAATAAATGACAGACGTAGGTTTAGGCATTAACTTCTCCAACCCTTTCCATTAGTACGCTCAAACGACTTAATAGCCTCAACAACAGCCATACCAATAGTCTTTTTATCTCCCACACCAGCGTTTACATTGATGTTGTAAATAGGTGCAGCTTTCGCTTGAACAACATTACTAGCAATAGCCGAAGCAGTAGTGCCCAACTCACCATAAGCAGCATTAGCCTGACTAACCAACTCAGGAGAACCAGCAAACGCTTTAGCAGCTGCCAAACCTTTTTCAGGGCCAGCCATAGCCAACTGTTGCAACAAGTCGCCCGACAAACCCTTCTCACGCAAAGTTTTAATGTAACCAGAAAACTCACGCAACTTGCGCATGAACTTGTCAATGTTACGGCTAATAGAACCGCCTTTAGTGCCCATGTTAGTAATATCAAAAGCACTAACAATAGATTCTTGAATTTTTTTCATGTCATCTTTTATGGTTTGAACCATTTTCTTAAACGGGTCAGCCATAGCTTTAGCAGCCTTCTTAGAAGCCTCTATAGCTTCATTAAAGTTTTTACCCTGCAAAGCATCCAACATAGACTCAGGCGATTTATCTTCCTTAGTCTTAGTTTTTCCTAATTTGTCTCTTCCAGACCTTCCAACAGCCATTACTTCTAAAGCATCATTCGCTCTACCAGCCGACAGGTTTAGCAAGTCTATTTGTTGTTGAAGGTTTTTAATCCTTCTTCGCGCTGCATCAAACCCACCAGCTCCACCAGGAACAATGTTATTTTCAAGATTTGTTTCCTCAAAATATAACTCATCTTTTAATTCTTGAAGAGAACGAGTAATACCACCAATAGGTGCAGTCTGAGAGCCCAAAGCAAACAAAGCACCACCAACTAAACCAATAGCCATAGCGATAGCACCCCACGGCGTTGCAACCATCGCAGCCGCCAAAGTCCTAGTGGCTACAGTGTTAGCACCCTTAGCGACAGTATCAACATTTGTTGCTGCAGCACTAGCAAGTTGCTTCAGTCTTACAGCCTCAATAATTGTTCCAAAAGCAGTAAAAGCAGTGCCGATACCACCAACAACAGAACGCAAAATCTTGAACGCTATAATGCCCGTAATAAGAGAAGAACCCATTTGAGTAATAACCAAAATTAGGAACTGGAAAATTGGTGCAACAGCATTAACCAAACCTGTCATTTGGTCAATCAAACCAGCAATCTGACCTGCAGCAGAATTAGCGTTCTCCCCCAACAAACCAAACATTCCACCAATAGCAATAAACAAGTTAGTCAAAGATGGCCCAATAGCAGCTGTCAAACTCATCATAATTTTGACCAAACTTGTTACAGGGCCAATCAAACTGTCACCAAGAGAGGATTTTAAGTTAGTAAAAGTCGCTGCCAGCTGCTGCTGAGACACAGCCAAAGTGTTAGTTTGACGTTGAAAAGCACCTTGCACATCTGCAGTTGATTGGAAAAGCAAAGTCATACGAGCCAACTGTTGAGCATTTAGTTTAGCCGTACCAGTAAGACCAGACAAACCTTTCTCAGCCAACAAAGTATTAACCTGAGCCTGCTTGATAGCAACACCGAACTTTTCAATCGGGTCATACTCACCACGGAACAAAGCCGTCATACCAGTCAAAGCTTCTTGAACGTCATAACCATAAGTAGCTGCAAGGTCAGCACCCAAAGAAACAAGTTTTTGTGTAAAGAAGATGTTATCTTCCATAGCAAAACCAGACTGCTTCATAACCGAACCAATAAAGGTAGTAGCCTTAGCAGCCTCAGCCGTAGACATACCCATTTGAACGCCAGCCTCAGAGAACTTTTGCATTTCGGCAGTGTTCTCACCAAAAATAGTTTTTAGACCCTCAAGGTTACGTTGCAAATCACGAGACGCATCAAGAGAGCTTTTTATAAACTCAACACCTTTTTGGAAACCCTGAAAACCTACATAAGCCCCAACAAGTTGTTTAGCGATGTTCTTAAAACCAGCACCAAGCCCGCGGAGAGCCTGCATAGCATCTTTAACACCTTTATCCTCAAAGCCAGTAAGAATATTTACTTTAATTGGCCCAGCCATTAGACCTTCCTCAACATCTGATTTACCTTATTTACTGCGTCATTGACGGCAGCTTGCATTTCTACTTTAGCTTGCGGTAAAGCAGCCTCAGCTCCAGGATAAACATACCTAGACTTAGTTCCACCAAGATTTCTAATCAAGGCTCTACCCTGACCACGAATCTTGTGCTTACGTTTCGCAACATATTTACCACCATATTTGCCTGTATATGTGTAGTCATACTCACGGGTTTCATCTTTGCTATTAACATAAGCACCACTACGCCCAGCCATGTCAGCCAAAGCAACAGGAGCAGCACGAACAACAGCTTGAACCAAACCGACAATAGGGTATTTACTGCGCGGAGCACGTTTTTTATCACGAATAACGACAGACTTTATATCTGTGGTTTGATTCTCAGTCCTAGACCAAGACAAGCGACCAACTTTAGTAACCATGCTTGCGTGGCGGGAAGATTTCAAAGGTGCTTCAGTTGGAATTTCGTCTTTAATGCCTTTGACAACAGGGCGACCAATACGGCGATACTCTTTGCGCAACTTTTTAACCATTTCAGGGTCAATTTGTTTCATAACATCAATAAGACGTTTATAGTCCGTAAAACTAACAACAGCTTTCAAAGCCAACTGGAATCACCACCTAAAAGCCTATTCTATCAGCAATAAGAAACCCCCAGCCGAAGCCAGGGGTCTCTATCACTGTTGTTGATTCCTAGAAACTAGATATCTACCAATAGTCCACAACATACGTTCATCAAGTTGCATCAACTCCGAAGGGCTGATACCAGACTCGACAGCCAACGTTGCGATATACCAGTGTGCTGAACTTTCGCCCAGCCCCTTTATTTTGGGTCTGAGTCACCAAATTCGATACCAGCCACATCGTTCACCCATTCGGTAAACGGTTTAGCGGTCTCTTTACGGCGGTTCTCAGAAGCCCAAGCAAGGTAAAGAAGATGAGTGAGCTTAGCTTCCTTTTCCAAAGATGCAATCGAAATCTCAAACTCTCTCTCAAAAGCGACCATGTCGCCAGCGATAGCAGTAATAGATTTTGACTCGCCATTAGCGAACTCAATGCGTAGGTTAATCTTCATTTATTTTGTCCTTAGTTTAGTTATGCAGTTGCACGAGTAACAGTACCAGTAGTCGGCCAAGTTACCGAGAAACCTGCAAGGTCTCCGATAGAAGCGTTGATTGGCTGGTAGTTGTTAATTAGCACCTGTGCGGTGTAAGAAGGGTTTGTTGCTGAAACAGTAGCAGAAGTTGGGGTGATTACCAACGTACCGATAGTGTTAATTAGAGGCCAAATCTGTGCGTCTACCGAACCTGCAGCGAAGTCCTGGTAAAAGTCCAGCTTAGCTGAACCAGAAATGATGCCACCAACAACAGTCTTGAAGGTGCTTCCAAAAGTAGTAGTTTCTACTTCGTTTGATGTTACGTCAAGAGTAACTGAGTTGATAGACGGCGAAAGAGCCGTACCATTCAGAGTAATCTTGAAGTCAGTTGCGACAAATTTTGCCATAATATTCTCCTAGTTTGCGTATACCTGAACGGCAAACTCAGCCGCAAGGTAGATTGTATCTCCAACAGTGACCTGCCCGTATGAGCTAAGCCTAGTCACACGGCAATCACTTGCGTAACCACCGAGTGTCCTATCTGATTCTACCGCAGTTTTCACACTGTAAGTGCCTTGACTACTGCAGTAAGCATCAAGAGAGGCTTGTGCGGTGCGGTCAGAAACACGACCCACCAAAACATTTACGTTAAACAACAAAGTGTCTAAGCCACGACCAAAAGTGGTGTCAAAGTCAATCGTAGACGGCTCAATAATCGCCACAGGCGGGTTCGGGTCGTCAGGAACATACGCAGACGTGCGCAACCCAGGAATGGTAGACAAATTAGTTGCAAGAGCAGTGCGCAGCTGCGAAATAGTTGCCATTACATAAACCCGTTCACACGGCGGTAAGGTTCAAGCATACGAGCCACATCAGGGTCTACACGAGACACTCTTACAGCACCCATGTCACCAAAACCTGCAACACCAAGCGGAGAATCGTTACGCTTGAAAATGCGGGCAGCCTGAATTACACAAGCCTGTTTGATAGCGGTAGGAACAGCCGAGAAACCCCAAACACCAGTGACCTTCACCAAAGCTGCACCACCAGCAATAGGGAACAAGTAGTTCCACAAAGCCCGCAAACCAGAAATAGGCATCACAATACCATCAGTCGGGTAAGCAGAGTTTATAGGCTCAACCTGGTAGTCACCATCGTTGTTACCTGCGGTTGGGTTAGCCCAAATGGTTTCATACACACCGTTAGATGTAGAGGAAGTTGCTACTGCAGAAATGCTTTGAGCATCATCTATCGGGCAAAAATATTCGTCCGTGGCCGCAAAATAACGAGTGCTTGAACCAACGCTATAAAAAACACGGGCACAGTAAGCATCAATGTCGCGGGAAGCAGACTCAACAGCTAACTCAATTAGAGTGTCATCAATGCTGTCGGTGATACGAAGAGCAGCCTTGACCTGAGCCAGAGTTGCATAACCATTTACAATCGCCACTATACGGC